CTCAAAGTCTGCCGCAGTGCAAGCGTCGAGGTCAAGAGAAACCCACGGGTCCGTAGAAGCGACTCCGAGGTCGGGGTTGTCGCTATCTTCGCACCGACAGACCACCACCACGGCGGTAATGACGTTTTGCTGTACCGACCCGTCGCCAATCTCCATCTCTGGGACGACGCGCAGTCTTTGCGTTATTTCATGCGTATGAATGTACGATGCCATTATCTATTCTCCAGTTCGCTCTTTGCAATTTCCTTCGATGTCTCGTCAGTAGACGTGCTTGCGATACGCTCTAATGCGCGTCTATAGCGTTCAATCACTGCGTTATTATATTTCACGACCCCATCAAAAAACGCTTCGGCGGACGCATCCGCGTCACCGCTAAATGTGACTTTGCCGTCATCATTCATATCCAACCGTCCGAATTCTTTCTGTGAAAAAGAAAATGTCATAAGATCGTCTGCCATTGTCTATTCTCCTTATGCCGCTTCTAATGCTTCAATGCGAGCGGTGAGTTCTTGGATTGCTTTGGTCAAAACGGGTATCAACGATTGATACGCTACGTTTAAATGCTCGGCATCGTTCTTGACAATGCCGTCGAGGTATTCTTTCCCCTGCAAGACCTCTTGCAAGTCTTGCGCTATAAATCCTATTTGCGTCGTTCTGTCGTCGCTGTAGTCCTCTATGTATTCAAACGTAACAGGGCGCATCTGATTAACGAGGTCGAGCGCATTGTCGGTGTAGGTCGAAATGGATTTTTTCAGACGTTTGTCTGATCCGTTGACGTATGCACCCGCGCCCCAAACGCCAGTGCCGCCGACCTGTAGGTTGTAAGACCCTTGATCGCTTGTGTTTTTGATCCAAACCTCTCCGGCAGAGGTAGCGCGTAAAACCTCGCCAGGGGTTGAACCTGTAAAGATGTAGTAATTCAACGCGAAGTGCGCCGAGTCCACATAGGCCGATGTTGATCGGTTATAAACAACTGTATTGACCCCACTATTTAGCCCGTTGACGTTGAACTCGTACCCTGCCGCGCCGCCGTTTGACACGACGAGCTTGTATTGTGGGGATTGACTGCCTAATCCAAAATTGCCAGAAGCGTTTATAACTGCCTTTAAGCTACCTGCGGTCTGAAAATGTAAACTATCAGCACCCCCTCCCAATGCTGTACCGTGGTCGTACGCAACAGCACCTCTTGTAGCTACGTCATCAGAAAACGTGATACCCGAATAGTGGGTTGTGCCTGTTGCAAATTCAAAGAATGTTGTTCCGTTGTTTTCGAGAATTTGTTGAGCATCACCACTGTGGGCCGCAGATGGATCGCCATCGCCGCCGATTATGTGAAGTGGTGCTTGTGGCGAGGTCGTAGATATGCCGACCCGACCTTGATTATCAACGGTTACAGCATCAATATTAACAGTGCCGTCAGCAGTCGAATCCAATCCGAAACGCAAATCACTCCCGACATTACTAATCGCCCACGATGCACCACCTTCGTATCGGCCTATCTGTATGCCCCCTGCCGTACTTGCCGAATCTTGCTCAACATACAGCATAGCGTTTTTGGTGTCGGTTGTATTTATCCCGACTCGCCCTACACTATCGATGCGTACAGCTTCGCTAAACGTACCGCCATTTGGTGTAGTGCTAAACGCCATGTCGTAGGCATAGTTTGCGTCAGTTGAATTTGCCTTGACCGCTTCTATTCGAGCAAATGCCTGCGCGTCACCCGCTGATCTATAATTACCACCCAGATTAAGGGCTCCACCAACACCTGTCGCTTGAGCAGTAGTGTCTATAATCGACAGACCGAATTTATTTGCGCTAAATACTGCCGCACGATTGGCCGTACCGCTCTGCGAAGTGCCGCCTACAAGCAGATTGCCAGAGGAGTCGATGCGGGCGCGTTCGGCTCCACCAACTGCAAAACGCAGGTATCCTCCACCGTTTACATCAATCCCAAAATTGCCGCTCGTGTCTATATAGCCGAGATAGGAATTTGCCGATGAGGTAGTCTCGTCAAGCCGTAATGCACTGGCTGAACTTGCTCCAGATACGTGTAATTTAGTCGATGGCGAGGCCGTGGATATGCCGAGCAGACCTGCGTTGGTCAGCGTCATGGCTTGCGTTAGTGTGACAGCCGCACCCGCTCCGCTCGTATTATTATTGCTCGTATACCAGATATGGTTTCCGCTACTCAGCGCATATAGCGGAGCATACCCGTTACCTACAAATTTATCGCCCCCGTTGTAGTAGATGTTAGAGCCGATTGCAATGGGGCCATTCGGTGATGTAACATAACCAGTGCTTGCGCCCTCTATTTCTAATGCTGTTCTGCCAGACCACGCACTGGGCGCAACGCCCAACCCCATGTTGCCGCCACTGTACTGACCGACAACAAGATTACTCGCCTCCAAATTCATCTGTATATACGATGAAGAGTCGTCGTTTAACGCACCAATGCCTGCATATGCTCCCAAAACCTGCAATCTAATATTTTTATCTGTCGCTAAATGGGCGTGTACAGTGCCTTGTGGCGAGACCGTATTGATGCCGACGCGAGATTCGCTCACATCAACGAAAAGTTTGTTTGTCCCAACTGCGAGGTCACCGCTGAACGTTCCCGTTGTGCCGCTGATCGTGCCGCCAGTGACGTTGCCGCTAAAAGTTGTTGCACTAACCGTTCCCGTCACCGTCAACGTCGAACCATCAAACGTCAAGTTAGTCTCTGCGTTGGCTGTCCCGCTACCCGTCCCCGTCAAAACGCGGTTGTTCGCATCGTTAGCGATAAAGGTATCAATGGCATTTTTCAAATAATCATCATTAGCCGCCAATACATCGACATCGCTCGCTTTTGTCGGGTCGCCGACATTAACCGAAAACCCTGCCGTGAATGCCATTAGAACCACTTGCTCCTTTTTGAAGTCTCATCGGGCGAGGCCGATGGATCAGCATACCCGTTGTTGTCTGTCCAAAAACCATGTTCTTCGCGTTGCACAAGGTCGCTTGATAACCAAGTCGGGGCTGTATCCTCTGTCCATCGTCCCGCCGACAGGGTCAATATATTCCACGCCCGAATGACTGCCCGCATCTGGTTAAAATCTATTTGAATGTCGCGCACTTGAAACGGCACACCGAAACCCGTATCCGCATCGGTGTATTTATTATAGACAAGGCGAAACTGGTCGGTCGGTTTCTTTGTCAGTGAGCGCGGCCCAATGCCAACCGTCACCATTTCCAACTCTGCGGCGAACGCGTACAACTCGCGCTCGGCGCGTGTCTCTGCGTCGGCATCTTGGTAAATAAATTTATATTGCATCCGTCGCCGTCGCCGCGACCCGACCAGAGCAATCGCCGCCGCATCTTCTTCGTCGTATCGACCTTTGTATCGCAGGTTTACGGGGTCATAATTATAGTCAGCGACGATCTGGTTTAGCGTGATGCGCTCGGGGTCCCTTGAGACTTTAAACTGCTTGACCCCATCTTGCCGCGCCATCATATCATAATCTCGGTATTGATCGAGGTCGGTCAATGAGGCAATGCGAAATTTAGGCGCATATTTTCCGTCCTCAACTATGAGGTCGGCGAACCCTTCTATAAGCGCGTCGGTGATTAATGAGTTTGACGAGACTTCCGACGAGATATGTCGCCGCGCTTTAACCGTTCCGACGTTCGCCGTCCATGCCGCGAACGCCGTCGCGTCAATGTTTGCCGTAGGCACTGATAAATGCGTCGTAAGTATATCGTCAACAATATTAGGAAGTGACTCAAGGAGATTCCCGCTTGAAGTCGCGTCATCCGTTGCGCCCTGTATATTGGCCGTAATAACGTCGGTCAATTCGTCGTATGAGTCCGAGATAGTAAACTCGGCGTTCGTCAAATCGGTTGACGTTACGGTCGCGGCCACGCCATTCTTATAAACCGCTTCGATCTGCTTGATAGCGTGGTCGGCGATCTTAAATGTTTTGGTCGATGTGTTTACGCAATAGCAAGGGACTGTTTCGCCCCCTGCCGCCGTCGTGCGCCAATCGCCATACACAAACGGGATCGGCAGGTTTTTTGATTTCTCCTCGACGTTTGGATAAGTCGAGGCAAAAAACTTATTGACCGGCAAGACGCGCTCGTCCTTCATGCGCTCGTCATCTAAGTCAATCGTTACCGTAGTGTCGTCGAATTCGATCCCGCTCGGAAACAGGACCGTGCCGACGAATACGGTCGTATAATCTGCCGAGGCCGTCCCTTGTCCAATCTTGACCGTTGTCCGGCGGTTGGCAAACTCGTAGTCATCGAATAGGTCGCTTATGGCTGAATCGCTATTATCAAGCGTCAACGTAAGCGACGGCATCGTCACACGCGGGTCGAGTATTTGTCC